TGTATTGATCGCGGGTGATGAGAACCTCAGGAACTTTCACCTCAGGAGCAACAGCAACAACATTTGCGGTTTGCTTGCGAGTGCGAGGCATAGAATCGCTGTAACTTACACTACTGGTACACTTTCAGGGGCCCAATTCAATCAACTGGAAGCTTTGCCACCGATTTACCTTTCTTGTGATCATCAATGAACTTCCTCGCTGATGCTTCAGTCCTACACACTTTAAGTTGCTGTCCGTTATGAATGATCATCAGTTGAGATTTTCCAAAGGGCACAGCAGCGTAGTTACCTTTGCCGATAATAAATCCTTCTTTCATTATACTTTCAAAAAAATCGTGAATTTGATTGCGACGGATGACCTATGGCACCTGTGACATGAAATTGCAAAAAAATCAGGTTTTTACACCTGATGGCCACTTGAGTCTCAGGTGAGACTCACCGCCTCACCACCGAGATGGCAGGTTCACCTTTTTCAAAGATGGTATCAACAACCGACTGAACACTGCGAGCAGTAGCAATACCAACCTTGCTGTACACAGGAATACACACAAGACCGAACGATTTGCTATACTGTGCCAGGTTGCCAGGTTCGATACGGCCATCGCGCATACCTTTGGCATCATCGTGATGCAAACGGATGCAACGGCCGATGGTCTGAGAGATACCAATGAAGTCCATATTGCGGAGGAACAATACTGCTTCAAGACCGCTGACGTTGATACCTTCTGCGAGGATGGAGTGGTGAAGAACTACAAACTTCTTGTCGTTATCCTTACCCCATGCACTTAGAGTATCGAAGAACACCTCACGATTGACCTTCTTGCCATCAATAACTGCACCGGTCTTAGCAGTAATATACATCCAAGAATAACCGCGCTGCTCTAGTTCATGGCAGAAATCAGTTTCAGACACCAGAGCAACGATTTGCTTGGTTGCCTTAGCACAAATCAGAATCTTGCCGACTTTGTTCTCGTCAATCGTTTCCAGCAGATTCTCTGCATCGCGGTCGAAGTTGGTCTGCTTGCCAGTTACCATAGCCAGTTGCTTGACGATAACTTTAGGAGGCACAATGTAACCACCTTCAACCAACTCAGGAGCAGGAACTTTGCAGATAACTTGACCGTAGACTGCAGCATCATTCATGCCAGGTTTGCCAACAGCAAGCGAATGTTTGGGAGTTGCAGTGAAGAAATAGCAACGCTTTGCATTAGCAGCAAAGTGCTCAGTTGCAGGAAAAAAGTGACGCTGAACAGAATTATGTGCCTCATCAAAGTAAATCGTATCCACATCAATCTCTGCAACAGCAAGACGCGACAGAGAGTTGTAGGTAGTAACAATCAGTTTGTGATTGTCAGCATTGGCATCAACCCAGTTGCGAATCTCACGGGGCCGAGTAGAAGATTCGTGATGAGTTTCGCCACTGTGAACGTGGAAAACTTTAGCGTTAGTGATGAACTCAAGAAACTCAGAAGACAACTGCTCAGCAAGCAAGATGCGAGGAGCAACAACAACAATGGTCTGTGGAGTTTCAGACAGAAACTGACGGATGGCATCATAGATCATCTTCAGAGTCTTTCCACCGCCAGTAGGCACAATGACTTGACCTTTAACGTGTTCAAGCATTGCAGCAACACCGCGTTCTTGATGCGGTCGGAGTTGAATGTTCATCGTATTGGTGCTCATACTATAAGTACAGTTTCAGGGGCCCAGTATCAGTTACTAATCTGTTTGTATCGCTTAAGATCTTCAATCACACTCATCATTGTAGCACGACTGTATCCAGTTGCATACTCTGGTCTCTTCTCAGTTTCATCAGAATTGTAATCTACTGCATCGCATACATCATATCCAGATTGAAGAGTTCTGATGATGCGATCAAACACATAATCAGGGATTTGAATGTAACTCATTGGTTTCAGTGGTTTGGTATCTAAAGACAAGAATAGCACGCTTAGAGGTCAATCTGAGCGTGCTGGTGAGCAGTTAATCAACCGCCAAACATTTCATCAAAAAGATCATTCATTTCACTCATCTCATTCTGGCGATCAATCAAGTTACGCATTTGAATGAGCGCATCTTGTTCCATCTTAAGTTTCATAAGTTGGTCGCCAATGTGATGCAGTTTATTGTTAATCTCCACACGATCTAAACCATTAACTGCAGTGACATTGTGTTCAATGCCGTTGATGATTTGCGGTTTGTCAGTAACAGTGAAGGTCATTCAAAAATCTTGCTTATACCACTGATACACTTTCAGGGGCCCAGTAACTATTTGCCTGGTGTCAGTGATGATTGATATTCGCTTGCAGGTTTTTCTCTCTTTTTCTGCAAATCTGCTTGCAATCTCTTACCAGTTCTTACAATTCTCTTCTTCTCATCTCTCGTATAAGGTCTCTTTTCTCCTTTTGGAAGTAGAGAACCTTTAATCATGTGATCTTCTTTTTCACCAGAAGGTTTCTTTGCTGGTGCTTTCTTTGAGAGAAGCTTTGATGCTTCTTTCTCTGCTTCTTTTGCTTTTGGTTTTGTTGCTTCAGGTTTTTGTCCTGATTTCTTAGCAGCAATTCTTGCTTGTGCTGCCTTTCTTCTTTCTGCTTTTACTTTCTCTGCATAGGATTGAGTAACTTCTTTGCTGCCTCTTTCCTTTTCAGGTTGCTGTACTCTTGTGGATGCTTGTTTTTGAGTACCAACATCTTTTCTTTCTTTGTAAGAGACAGGAACTCTCTTAACTTTGCCAGTTTCAGGATCTCTAACTGACTTCATTCTTCTCATTTCAGGAGCAGTCTTCTTGCGCTCAGCTCCAATCTTAGTTCCATCACCACCGCGACGGATTTGTGATGAACCCATGACGCTAGCATCATAAGCTGCTTCAGCAATCAATACAAACTCCTGAAATGATTTCATCTTAGTATCTAAACACTCTTTTCAATATTTAGTTATCCTCAGCATCTCGCAGTTTGTCTTGTGCAGACTTACTGATCTTACACACCATGTCATTGTCATAGAAATACTTAACACGCTCACGACGAGCAGCAATCAAGAGATCGTATTCTTCTTGCTGTTGTTTAGTAAAGGTGAAATCTTGACGACGCCAAGTTTCTTTCATTTCACGAATGTGAGGAAGCACATTAACAGTTTCAGTCATTTGTCTAGAATACAGTAGAATCGGAGTCAGTAGTGAGTTTAGTGGACAGTTTGAGATCTGTCACTCAATAGTCATAATTGCTATTGAGATAATCTTTCATGTTAAAATCGTTTTCTTCTTCAATGAGATCCGTCAAATCTTCCTCAACAAAATCAAAGTTTTGGAGTTCTTCAATCTGAATGTCATCAAAGCAGTCCATAGAATTGTTCATGCTTACACTATTAGTACAGTTTCAGGGGCCCAGTTTCACTCAAACTCAAATGGTTTGTTACTCTTCCTCGGTTCTGGTGTTTGATAATCTGGAAGAGTTGAAGCATCAATCACAACCTCAACATTTTGATTCTTATCTATTGGAAAATGATTTACTCTGATTACACCATAGATGATGAAGAAGTTAGTAATGAGAATTTGTGAAGTGATCAGCAATCGAATGAGTGCTACTTTATCTGCTTCTTTATCACATTTACTTGCCTTTTCTCCAAGTGCTTTAGCAAGCAACCTCCAAGCACTTTTCGGTTTCTTCATAGATTGATTCACGCGACTTAATGTATTTTAGTTCTTTCCATTGTTCAGCATAACAAATCACAAGCAATCTTTCATTTTGATGAATTGGGCAGCAGATAAGATTTACTTCATCTTTTGGACGAACAATATGCTCAATCGTGATGTATTCTTTGTCCTTGAAGTAAACCCAACCTTCCACACCTTTTGTCCATTCAACATAATCGTTGACTTGTGGTTCGTATGTCATACAAATGCTGCTTCTAAAGGATTAAGTTTCAGAGGCATAGCCGTGTAGTTTCTTGTATTTCTGAAATCTACTTGTTTGCCAACTGTTGAACTATTTACAGGACTAAAGAATTGGCACTTTTTGTAGTCGTAAAATCCCCAAATACACCTGACAGGTTTACCGAGATTGTAGTCGAAATTGCGATCATAACACACCCAAATAGAAAAGATGTTACGCTTGAATTGTTCAACCTCATAATGCATCCCTTTTGGTGCTTTGTGAATGAATTGTGGAATCAAATCAACTGACAGTTTCATCAGATGTCGTATTCACGCTCAATTGATAAAAGAGTAATCAGCGTTTTAAGTTTAGCAATCTCTTGCTCTTGTTCGCTGATTTTATTCTGGAGACGACTGATTTGTGCTTGATACTGTTCTTTCAAATCGAACAACATTTTGTTCGTGTGAGCAACATGGTGTGTCATAATCAGGTGGTGAATGATTCTGCAACTCGGGATTCTTCGTTCTCAAGAAGAGGAAAGCGTTGTGCTTTTACAATGTTTTCTCGTAGTTTGCTGTAGTATTCTGTCCAGGTTTCATTATCCCATTCAACAACAACATCAAAACATTCTTCATCATTTTCAGCGATTACATTAAGCAATCCACCATATTCTGATTGAAATTGTGGAACGAAATAGTCCAAGATATAGAGAAACTTTTGTGCCATTAACCTCATTTGTTTAACAGATACATCATAAAAGATTTGAGTGAGAAAGTCAAGTATCTTGTGCAACTTGAGGAACTGTCCATCCTTTGTGATGTTTTGCCTTTCCTTTTATCACATTAGTTAGAGATTTTCTGTCCAATCCATATTCTCTACAAAACTCTCTTAAAGTTGTTTTTACTATAATTTCTTCACTTTCTGGAGAAATTAGATGATATGTTTTTGCAAATAATTCTCTCTTTCTTTTTAACATTTTACTTTTTGTTTCATCTTTGTGATTTTTACCAAACATTCCATTTCTATCACCAGGTAATCCTTTTCTACTCGTATCTTCTCTTATTTGCCTCTCATTTTTATATCTTTCAACTTCTTCATTTGTTTGTGGAATAAGTTTATATCCTTTATGTGACAATCTTTTTCCATAAAGAGTTTCGTGAATATGTGCAATGTTTAGTTGATTATCTCTACAATACTGCGAGAGATTCTTGATTTGTTTTCTATCACCATTTGGACTCTCTACCAAATATTCTTTACAAAAATACTCCGGAGGTTGTCCACCACCAGGAGAAAGATTATAACCATCTTCTACAGTTTTATACTCTGCAATCCAATATATTTCTTTAATATTCAATAAGGAAATATCACACTCTTCAATCACTCCCCATATAAATCCATTTCTACCATATTTTTTCAATGCTCTTTGAAACTTGCCATCTCTATAATTTTTATTAGCATCAACAAAATGACTTGCTATTCTGTCACACAATAATTTTTGTCTTGTTTGTCCAATATACTTTTTCCCTGTAAAGATACAGTGAGCACAATAAATCTTGCCCTGATTAGACATAACTGCTTCTTAAATTAGGTGACTTAATATTTATACAAGAAAAGGAGCATTTCTGCTCCTCATCTACTCTATAGTGTCACCTAATTAGAGCACTAATATTTATCATCAATATAAAACTCTTGGATGATATAATCGCTAGTAACCTCATACTTTTCAGCTAACCTATCAACTTCTTTCCAAAACTCTTCTGCTACTTTGTCCATTTCTGCTCGTTTAATCAAATCTCGTATGTTTTTGGGAAGCATTAGTTTTGTCCTCGTTTAGATAATCAAAGTGTTTGGAAAATAGGACAGTAAAGAACCATCCAAATCCTACAGAGATGATGAGAAAGTAAATCACCGAATCTCAGAAGATGGAGGTTTCTTGAGGTTCTCTATCGCTTTTGTGCGATAATATGAGTCATAAAGTCGCTCATCGCGTTGGATTAGAAATACGTTCCAACCAATAATGGCAGCAAAACCAATCAATCCAGCGATGACATACTTGCGATTCATTTGTTCATCTGAAGTGTAGGAACAGGCATACCACCTTCGGTAGGAACATAGATGGTCACATTACCATTCTTGCTACCATCTTCAAGACCAGTGATATACAGATACTGAAGATACTCACGATTGTCCTTCAGCGAATTACCAATGATTTGGTTCGCCTTTGCAACACCTTGAGCACGAATTACTTCAGCATCAGCAA